ACAACAAGCAGGTGACAAAACAATTACATACGTTGATGAACGTGGTGTGTTTGTAACTGTTGACAGTTCTCAATTAAACGGATTAAACAGTTTTGGAACTCCTCCAGAAAGCAGGTTCTACAACAAGTTGGCAGTCAGTGTTGATTCTTTTGAAAAAGCATCTCGTTACATTGAATCTAAAATTAAAAAAGCATATCCATATATGGCAGACGCCTTAGTATATGGAGACCCTTCTATTGTTCCAGGTGGAGTTGTAAAAATTGAAGGTTACGGAGGAGACTTTGATGGATACTGGTACGTCAATTCGGTAACTCACACATTGTCAACTGACACTTTAACATCATTTTTAAAATTAGAAAAAGATGGAACATACGACATTCTTCCAAAGTTTCCAATTGTTCAGCGTTACCAAGAGCCACCTTTGCCAACATTAATCAAAGATAAATGGGTAATGAAATCAGAGTATGTAAATGTATACAACTAAAAGCATTCATACTGTTGTGTCTGGAGGACCACACCGAGCAGTAGTAACCTACTCTAATAACAGTAGTGGAGAAATACGAGTTCGCATACCTGCTGTACTAGGTTCGTCAGAAATAACTATCTCACTAATTGGCAGACATCCTGATTCTAATGGTTGGTCTGTTCCTAGTGTTGGAGACCAAATAATTGTTGGAACAGATGATAGTACTTTTACAAATGTGTTCTGGATTCAAAGCGATGGAACGTCTAAACTTAAAGAACGAATTGTTGAGTTAGAAACACAAGTAGCATCTATTTTGGAGGCGTTGTCATGAAGTCTATTAGAATACCTTTTAGTTTTGAAGAAGGCAGCGTATCTAGTACAAATAATATAGATACTATTGTTAGTCAAGAAATAGTTAATTACTTTATGACAATTGATGGAGAAAGGGTTATGAACTCTTCATATGGAGGTGGTTTGCCTAGATTGTCATTTGAAATTAATGACCCTTTAGTTTTGGCTGATTATAAACTAGATGTTATTACTGAGGCTAATTCAAACCTATCTTTTGGTAAAGTGTTAGACCTTTTAGTAGTAGACAATGCTAATAACACGTTTTATGAAGACAATGTGGCTACGGTGCTGGTTCGTTATGCTGTATCACCAAGAACCATATCTACTGTAAAATTAGTAGTAACAAACACGTTTAATGAAGAAAGCGACATCTAATGACAACTATTGATTACTCTAATCGCGATTACGACTCTATTCGCGCTGACTTACTATCTCGTGCAACAGAAATAGTTCCCGAATGGACTGCAAGAAACTCGTCTGATTTTGGAGTTCTATTCGTTGACCTTTGGTCATATTTTGCTGACGTATTACATTATTACATTGACCGTGCTGCTGGCGAGGCTTTTATCACTACGGCAACACAACGAGAGTCGTTGTTGGCTCTTGCCAGTTTGTTTGATTACAGCCCACAACTTCAAACGTCTTCAACTGCTACAGTAACAGTAGTTGGTACAAATATTCCTGCAGGACAAACTGTAACAATTAACAGTGGGACTACGTTTGTTGCTCCCGCAACTTCAGAACGTCCTATTATTTACTTTACATCAACACAAAGTGCTTCTGCCTCCGCTTCTGCAAATGCTGTTATACCAGTTGTTGAAGGGTTACAAATTAGTGACGAAACTGTTGGAACTTCAAACGGTTCAGCAAATCAACGATTTTCTTTGTTTTACAATGGAGTAATTGGTAATAGTGTAGAAGTGTTTGTAAAAGAAGGAGTAGTAGTTGATGGTGTTCCTTCTAACGTAGAGTATCAATTTGTTAATAAGTTGTTAGATTCTACGGCAAATGACAAAGTATTCACATTACTAGCAACGGCATCTAACGAAATTGAAATTGTTTTTGGAAATGGTATTAATGGAAAGGTTCCAAACACTGGTCAAAGTGTTGTGGTAAATTACCGCAAAGGTGTTGGTTCTCGTGGAAACATTTCAGCAAACTCAATTACTCAAATTCAAAACTCTCCAAGTGTGTACATTTCTGAAATTTTGTCTAGTGCTGCTACTGGAGGAGCAAACGTTGAATCTATTGAATCATTAAGAAACAACATTCCAAACTCATTTGCAACACAAGACCGAGCAGTATCCTTGGACGATTATAAAGCACTTGTTTTACAAGTTGCTGGAGTTGCTAAAGGAACTGCTGCGTATTCAAATGGAGCAGTTACTGTTTACGCTGCCCCATTTACTGAAGATTATTTAACTTATGCAACTTCTACATTATCAGTAGATAATAATTTACAAACTAACATTATTGAGTATTATGAACCTCGTCAAATGATTGGGGCAAGCGTTTCTGCAGCAAGTGCAATTAACTTAACTGCGGTAAATATTACCGCAACTGTAAATGTGTTATCTGGATATATTGCAAGCAAAGTTGCTGAATCAGTTGAGTCTGCATTAGATGTGTTGTTTGAATTTGAAAATGTTTTTTTTAATCAAACATTGTCAAAAGGTCAAATTTATAGAACTATCTTAGATGTTACTGGTGTTGATTACGTAACTATTTCGTTACCTAGCACTGAAACTGTAACATCTGGTGCATATGGATTATTAAAAAAAGGCACGTATACAATTACAACTGTTGGTGGAGTCACTGGTTAAATGGCATTAGTATCATTTCGCTTACGACGTACGGATGACGTTGGTTCATATGTTCGCGAAGAAGGCCGTTTAGATTCAGCACTTCGTAGTGATTCATATGTAACTCCAACAGACAGTTTTGGTTTTTCGTCATTTAGTGCAACTGTTATGAATGTTGAAGAACTAACAATTGTAGACACAGCACGACCAGGCGGACAATACATTGCGTATGAGTATGATGTTTTAACAGAGTGGACATTAACAGAAGAATTAGTATCTGCTCCAACAATAGTTTCCCCAACTGAAATCCACATAGTGGTTAATCAATATGGAGAACCTTTAACGGTTGAAGATGGCACCACCGTTTTTACATGTAACAGTGAATCTTTTGTAAACACTTTTCGTCATGTCAGTTCTTTGTATAAACCTGGCACTTGGTTGTACTATGGATATTTTATTAAATATGCTGATGCGTCAACGTCATGGTTTGAACGTGTTGCAAATATAACTGTTCAACTGCCACAGTATTATCAGTCTGTTGAAGATTTGTGGCAAAGAATTCCTGAGTACTACAGAGCAGCAGATTATGGTGCAGGAAATGGTCACCTTAAAAAGTACTTATCGTTGTTTGGATGGGAACTTGACAAAACACGAAGTTTAATTGACAGTTTAATAACTATTAACGACCCTTTAACTTCTCCAACAAATACTCTGGACTCTATTGCTAATCAATTAGGGTTGCCATTAACTTCGTTGGACATTGGAACAGCAAGACTTAGAAGCGTTCTTTTAAACATTTTTAATCTTCGCCAACGTAAAGGAACAATTGGCGGAACAACTTCTTTTATTTCCGCAATGTCTGGTTGTCAATCTCGTTTTGATTCTGATACAAATACTTTTTATGTTTATTCACAACGAGTTAATCTTTTATCAGACCCTAAGTTTAGACAACAAGATGTTTCTTTTTATTTAGGAACCCCATCTGTTCTTAATAGAACACCGTTTACACTTCGTAGTGAAACAGGTGGTTCTGCACTACGAAACCCAGATAGTAATGATGACGCAATTAGAAACTATAATTCAAATCCTTTATCAATAGGAGAGTTAGCAGAATACACAACAACATTAACAACTGACACTGCGGCTTCCGTTGGTTGGGGTGTGTATACGTATGGAAGTGCTTTTTCTGCTGCTGCATCTGTTCCCATCATTGAAACTGTTGTTTATGATGGTGAAGAAACTGCTGGAGCATCAGTATCCGTTGTTTATGCTAACGGAGATGGTCTTAAAATTAAGATTCCAGATGATGCAACTGGTTCTCAAGTAGTTGTTGTGTATGGAAGAAAACCGTTCTACTACCGAAATGATGTTACTTATTACAGTTCATTTAACTGCAACCTTTCTGGAGCGTCCTTTGTTAACCTTCGTTTTATAACTAACGATAATATAAACAGTTATGTAGAAAGTGACCCACCTGATTCTGTTGGTGAAGACCTGTTCTATGATTCATGGAACACAGAAAGTGCCGCAAATCAAGACATCTTTTTGTATGGAAACACAGCATATTACAACGCCAGCGCTCCTGGGTTGGCTACCGTTGGTCGCTTTAGTTTACAACATCCAGAAACTCCAGATATTGATAATGTTGAGCAAGCCGTGGTTCCAGCATTGGTATTTTTTGCGAACCCTGGAGATTCAATAATTGTGTCTAAATGGTTGGTTGAACCAAACGCCGTAGGTCGTTATTTTGATGGAGATGATATTTATGGCGGTTTTATTAAACAAGCAAATCAACCAACTGTTGTAGGGGTTGCTGATTACAGGTGGGGACCAGATGGCGGAGATGATAATGAGAACTTTTCTTACTACACTTTAGATTACGCACGTATTACAAATGCTGTAGAACGCATTGTGGAAAACACACTGATACCTGTTAATATGATTGGCGATTACACAATTGAATGGAACACTATCCCAGGAGACTAATGGATTTATTATTCGCAGCACTAGCAGTTTACAAAGTTGTACAAATTTTAGATTTATTCTTAACAAAAGAACCAATGCCTTGGGTTAAAGTACTTACTACTTTAGTCATGTCATATGTAGCAGTTCTTGTTTTATGGACTGAAGTTATTTGGTTGCATGGATTAGTGGTTGCAACTATTGCTGGAATAGTGCATAGTCTAATTCGCATGATTACACTCATGGGAGACATGGCAAGAGCAAAGTCGTTACGTTAAAAAGGAGCACAAAATGGGTCAGTTTGTAATATTTGGAGTAGGCAACACGTCGGAAAACATCATAGAAGATTGTTTATTTGATTTGCCAAAAGACAGCACGTTTCATATTTACACATACCGAACAAACTTAGAGGGTGTGTGTCGCGTTTATGATTGGTTGTTGGACAACAAATCACAGTATGTTGCTTACCACAACAACACGTCACCGCCGTTGTTAATTAATTCTGCAACCAAAGTAATTGAGGCATCCGTAGACGAGATGATTGACGTAGCACAAAAATCAAAAGCCACGATTCTTTATTTGTGGAATGACAAAGATGAAGAAGCGTCAGAAAAAGAAGTAACCAAACTAATTGACAGAGGGTTACGTGTTCTTGATTTAACACAAGGTCTTACGCCTTTTTTAATTGTAGATAATAAAAAACCAGTAAATGACACTGTTGATTCTCTTAAACCAGTCACTCGTGAAGAGTATGAGGAGATGCCGTTGGCTTCACTAAAGCAACAAGCAGCAGCACATGGCGTTCCAGACACTAAACTAAAATCAAAAGAACAAATGATTGAGGCATTAGTAAGTGACGAAGAAACGGCGACAGTAGTAATCACTACTGGAAAGTTAGCCCCGTCAGAATTTCCAAAAGTGTTTAAAGTTACGGAACAAAAGGCGCAACAACTTATTAATGACTTAACTTAATTCGCAGGGGGACTGGAGGCGAAAGGAGGGTAGAAAACCTCCAGCCCACACCCTGCTTCAGCGCTAGGACAAGGAGCGCTAAAAATAGTGTATCAAACAGGACAAGGAATAACAAGATGGCAAAGAGCAAATTTTCAGGACCGTTTCTACCCTTCCCACGTTGGGTACTTCAATACCTTGGCAGTGATTCAATTAGTAAAGTTGTATTATTAACTATATTGCTTTATATGGATTCTGATACTCAAGAACTAACAACTTCTTACGGACACGTGGCAAAACTGACTGGCTACTCGCGCAGAACCATCATTCGTTCTGTTAATCGTCTGGTGTCTTCTGGTGTGCTCATTCGCAAAAACCGTTCAGGCAAACACGGAAACATTAGCAATAAATACATTGTAAACTTTAACAATCCAAACACCCTAGTGTCTACCCAGACACTACCTAGTGTCCTTGGAGACACCACTGGTAGTGACACGGCTGACACCACCCCTAGTGTCCCCAGTGTCACCCAATCAAGAATAACAATAAACAAGAATAACCATAACAAGAATCTCTCTATCAAGAA